GGGATCCGCTCTGCTTCACCTTGAGCGTGTCTTTCAGCACCGCCTCGTACTGCCCCGGCCCCAGGACGCCCTCGATATCCTTCGCGTCGAACAGGATCCGCGCGGCGTCGTAGTCGCCCATGCGGATGGCCTGGATCTCGGCGTTGCTGTTGGGCGCGCCGAGTTTGAAGAACGAGGGCATCTCGGCGATGTCCGTGGTGCTGCCGTAGGTCGGCGTGCTGGCGATCTTCTCCAGCGCGAGTTCGTCGGCGGTCTTCGCGATCGGCGGCTTCGGCAGCGTGATGCGCGGCACTTTGAACGACGGCGGCGTCTTGACCGCCTGCGGCGCCGGTTGCGGCGGCAGGGGTTTCGGTTTCCCTGGCGGCTTCGCGCCCGTCGCGGTCTTCACGTTCGGCGTCCCGCGCCGCAGGCCCATCACGCAGCGGCAGGCCGGGTGCAACGGCGGCGCGTCCTTCGGCCCCTGCGGGGTTTGAAACGGCTGGTCGGGCCAGACCTGCTGCCCGGTCATCTTCTCGCAGATGGGACAGAGGCGATCGTCGGGCGTGACGATCCAGCGCTTCACCATGCCGCCGCCGATCTGCTTATCGGCGAGGCCCAGGCGCCAGGCGTCCATCTGCCCGTGGTTGACCGCCGCCATCGTCTCGGTGCGCGCGATGAGCAACGCGCGACGGTTCAGCAGGGTCTTCGCGTATTTCGCGGTGGCCTTCTCGGTGTTCTTCGTGGCGAAGGTCTGGAGCGCCTGCGCTTGCGTCGCGGTCAGGCCGATGTGCTGGCGGATCAGGCGCCCGCCTGCGGGCACGTTCATCTCGCCGTGGACGACCTTGGTGATGATCTGCTGGACGGCGGGGAGATCGGGCACCCCGACCGTGTTGATGAGATCCCCGGTGCGCGTTTGCGCCCACAGGATCGCGTTCGGGTTCAGGATGCGGAAGGTCGCGCCGCCTGCGGCGCGGAACGGCGCCGCGCCGAGTTCGATCGTGGCGCCTGCGGTGTGGCCCGCGAGGAGGGTCTGTTGCACCGTGTTCCAGGCGCCCGGCGCGACCGTGTCCCAGGCGCTGGTGATCGGCGACATCACCTGGGTGAGATTGCCCTTGAGCAATCCCTGCTCGACGGTGCGCCAGTTCACGGCGTTGCCGAGATCCTCGGCGCTCTTGAGGATGACCGCGCGCAGGCCGGGCGTGAGTTTGTCAGCGGCGGCGAGCAACGCGGACCAGGACGGCGTAGGCACGCGCGACCTCAGTCGGTTTCAGCCAGGGACGCATCCTCGGGTGGCACCGGCGCGAGTTCGCGATCGGGCGTGCCGGGCGGCGGCTTCGGCCGCGCGATCTGGTCGGCGAGGGCCGCAGCGGTCGCGGCGGCGATCGTCGCGGCGTCGTCCTGGCCTCCCTCGCCCGCGTCGATCTCTTGCTGCTCCTGTTCCCAGGTGACGGTCGGCCGCGCCCATTCGCCGCGTTGCAGGTTCCAGTAGAGGGTTTCGCCGCTGATCGATCCGGCCTGCCAGGCTTGCACCAGCGCGGTGACCTCCTGGGCACTCAGCCGGTTCTCGAAGAAGTCGGTGTTCAGCGCGACCTCGATCTGGTCGAGGGCCTGCTTGTCGGTGGTGCCCAACCAGGCGGCGTGATAGCGCATCGCGACGGTGAGGCCCAACGACACGGCGTGCGCGATCGAGGCCAGCACGGCGTGTTCGCCGGAGTGGCGCAGGCGCACGGTTTCCGCCGCCTCGCGCTCGCGCGCCTGCTGTTCGAGCATTCGCGCGCCGACGACCGCCATCGCCTTCTCTTTCTGGTCGAGGGCCTTCTCCAGGGCGCCGAGGCCCTGGCCGGTGAACTCCAGCATCCCGACCTTCGCATCAGCGGACGGGATAATCCACGCCTCGCCGGATCCGATTTTCATCGGCCCGCCGGTCTGTTGCCAGCCGGTGATCCACGGCGTGGGCAACGCGGTGAAGTGGCGTCCGTGTTCGAGGTCGGCGCTGGTGCGGTAGTGCGACAGCGAGAGATCGGCGAGGTCGAGCAGCGGCGGTTTCTCGATCGCCGGGGTGAGGCCGCGCGGCCCGATCAGGACGAAGGGGATCTCGGTCAGCGGATTCGCGCCCTGCTTGAGGTTCTCGGCGCCGGTGCGGACGAACTTCGTGTCGCCGCCGCCCTCGCTCTGGCGTTGCTGCCAGATGAACGCCTGGACGCCGCTCGGCGTGCGGACGAACTCGCGATACTGGAGGGTCGGCTTGCTCTGGTAGGGGTTCTCGGGGTCCGCCGCGTCGATGGTTTCCTGCAAGACGAGGAGGTCGAGGCGCGGCATCCCGTGATCGATCGACCAGCGATAGTTGATGACCGACTCGGCGGGATAGATCGCCCAATAGGGCCGCGACGCGGCGAGATCCTGCTCGTTCGCGGCCCAGTCGACGAGGATGCCGCAGCGGCCGGTCACCAGCACTTCCTGCAGGCCCACTTGCGCGACATCGGGCAGCGCCTGGTGCAGGAGGGTGAGGTCGTCGGCCTGGTCGGTGACCTCGGGCGGCGCGTTGATCGCCGCCGGTTTCCGCAGGACCATGCCCGCCATCCCCGCGACGGTGCGCTCGAAGGCGGGATAGAACATCGCGCGCTTCAGGTAGTTCTGATATTCGATGCCCTGCTGGTTCCACCCTTCGAGGACGGGCAGGTAGAGGGTGCTGGCCGCTTTGATGGCGTCCGATCCCTCGAAGCAGTCCCGGCAGCGCTTCCACCGATCGGCCATCGAGAGGACGTCGCGGTGTTTCGTGCGAATGGGCATCGGCGTGCTCCTCGACCTTGGAGTCTAACATCACCACCCGGTGAGGCGGACCCGCTGGATCGCGCCTGCGGTGGGTTTCGCGAGTTCGTTGAACCCGCCCGCGCTCGCGTCGGCCTGGTCGTCGTGGCCATCGGGCACCTGTTCGAGTTCGGCGAGATAGGCGCGGTTCCACGTCCCGCGCACCAGCGCGACGTTGCCGACCTCGGCCTGGCTGGCGTAGGCCTTCCACCGGGTGATCTTGTCGCCGGTCGCCGGACGGCCCGCGTAGTCGAAGCCCATCAGCGACCGCGCGCGCGCCTGGATCACGCTCTTGCCCGCGCTCCCCGGCTCGCGTTCCTCGCGCACCGCGATGTGCGGGCCGTCTTGTTCGGCGGTCGCGCGGATCGTCTTGTCGACCTCTCCGGGTGACCATCGGCCGCGCACGATATCGGCGACGACGACGGACGGACTCTGGTGGGGATGCACGCCGATCAGGGCGCCGACCGTCCAGTCGGGATCGCGGTTGCGCGGCCCGGCCTCGGTCCCGGCGCAGTCCCAAAAGCGCACCCACGACCAGCCAGGGCCGCTCGGCCGCGCAGGGAGTACCCCGAACCACTCACGCCGGAAGATCGTGCCCGCGCGCTCGGTCACTTTCCAGTTCCCGTGGCGCAGGCGCATCCGGTCCACGTAGGGCCTCCAGCGTCGCGAGGTAATCCGGGTCTTGCGCCAGCAGCGTGGTGTTCTCTTCGACATCCATCGGGATGAACGTCAGCGATTTCGGCGCGACCGGGCGCGGCTTCATCCGCGCGACGATCTCCGCTTTCGACGCGCCCCAGATCAGGTCGGTCCCGTCGCGCGCGAACCACCGCAGCACGCCCGCGCGTTCCGGCAGCGGATACCCGTCCTCCCCAATCCACCAGGAGATCAACCGCGCCACCCACCCGCCGATCGGATCGCCCTCGGGCACCGGATTCACCGTCGCCCGAATGTAGGGCCGCACCCCGCACGTCGATCGGTTGCGGCTCACCAGATACCAGAACTGCTCCTCTTCGAAGTCCTCAAGCTGGTCGAACTCGATCAGCGCGATCTGCGCGCCCTTCCACGACAGCCGGTCCTTCGCGTGCTGCAGGTGGCTGAACTGCACCGTCGCCGACGACGGCCAGCGCCACCGCATCCAGGTCGAGGTCGCCCCCGTCGCCGGATACAACGCCTCCGACTCCGGCCAGGGACCACCACTCGCCTCCAGTTGCGCGAAGGTCCGCCGGAAAATCACCGCCGCGAACCCCGGCACCTCAATATGCCGGATCGGCTCCGCGAGCAACCCCCAGGTCTTCCCCCCACC